GCGGGGTCTTTGGAGTTCAGTGACTTATCATCACTTCTCCGCGCCTTAACAGCGCATACTGGGTCCATCGTTAACAAACGCGCTCATCACCAAGGAGGGATTATGCGAAAATCTTCGGCTGCAAAGCTTTCGATCGTCGTATCGTCAATCTCCTTCGGAGGTTACAGCGTTCACGGCCACCTTGAAAAAGTGGCTGTGGATGTGGAGCGTCGGACATGCTGCCTGAATGATTATCAGGTGCAACAGCATGAAATCATCACTTGCAAATCGCCTAATGCAGGTTCCCGAGTTGTTCTCGGGGTCAGCCCTTTCGGGGGTTAGGAGAGGCTTGTGGCTGAAAATATCACAAGCATTGTGGGCCCCACGTATAAGAGGTTCCATGTCTCGCTTATAAATCCGACACGACCATTCCAGAAGAACGTGCAAAACACGTACTACTCGTATGATTATGTCGAGACTCAGGCGCCTGGCACGGATACGCTCTCGTACTTCTCGGGGGGTGAGAATTATTTCAACACGACAGCCGACTACATAGACACACATATGTGGACGGGCACCGTGGGTTCGGTGAGTAACCTAGGTTACACACTACGACCAACAACACACCCACTGTATAACGAAGTGACGTCTGCCGCCCTTAGCAAGCTCTATTCATTCGTGAAGAAAGGCAAGCATAGCGGTTTCAATTTTGCTGTCTCCGTTGCAGAAGCGGATAAGGCATTACAGACAATCTTCATCGCAGCCACGCGAGTGTTCGCATTCTATAAAGCGCTCCGCAGGGGGCGCCTAGGTGATGCTTATAACTCGTTGGGCATAGCGCAGCACCAATCGGCAGTAACTCGCCGACTCCTCCTTGACGAATTCCGCAATGGCATCACTGCCAAAGAGGAGCGAATCAAGGTTGGCGCTCGTCGCTATCCACGGCCGAAAACCGTGCGCGAAAATGCGAGTGCGTATATGCTCGAGACCAAATATGGCTGGCTGCCTCTGCTCAACGACGTCAAGTCCGCGGCAGAGAAGGTGGCTTCAGTCATACTCGACGAACCGACGCCTTTCATCGTCAGGGCTCGTGCGAACGGCAAGATGAATTACGCCGGCAACGGCGATTTGACATCGGACCCGGTAAACACGGCTCACTGGAATTCTTTCCTCGTAGACGGCATTCGTGCTCAATACGTCGTGAGATACAAATTCCAAAGTGAGTATTTGGCCATGGCGGCCTCTTTGGGCTTAACCAACCCAATGGCCGTGATATGGGAAACCGTCCCATTTTCTTTTCTTGTGGACTGGTTCATTCCAGTCGGAACGTGGCTCGAAAACCTCAGCGCCTTTCACGGGCTGGCGGTTCAGAGTTGTGTTCTCTCGGTAGTCCGTACGCAAGTTTCCCGCTATAGTCATTCTGGGAAACCAGCTTTGACTGTGTACGAAACCTTCTTCCCGCAAGGGATTGAGACTACGTACATTAAGCGACAAACGGTATCTACGGGCGGCGTCTACGAGTTTAAAAGTAATGCGTTCACACGCACTATTCTCGCGGATGTTCCGGCGCCCCAACTCCTGATGGAGTCGAAAGACTTTACTTGGGAAAAGGCCGCTGTCGTAGCAGCTCTTCTGCAGCAAGGGGCGTCTCACAAACGTACTCAAGCACTCTCTCCGCTGTTTTGAATTCTCAGCGGTTTTCTTTATTGCTCTCACGAGCGCATCCTCAAGGGACACTAAATGTCTGCCATCGCAAATATCGTTATCAACGACGGGCTTGCAACCCCTGTCGCTCATACCTTCGCACCTGCGAAGACCCAAGCCGACATGGCTTTGCTGGAAGACCGGGGCGCCGGCGTGTACATCGGGTTCAACAAACTCGCATTCATGCTCAAGCGGCCCAATGGCGACAGTAATGTCGCCAATCGTAACCTCAAGCTCAATGTTCGCATTGAGACCCCAAAGCTGGAAGTGGTTTCCAATTCCACGATCAGCGGCATTGCACCAGCGGCGACGGTAGCCTACCGTCCGTTCGTTGAAATGGGTTTCGTCTTCCCGGAACGATGTATTCTGCAGGACCGCAAGGACCTGTTGGCGTACGTCAAGAATCTCTGCTCCAGCTCTTTTATGGTGGATGCAGTCGAGAAGTACGAACTGCCGTATTAATTTGCGGCTAGGGCCGACGCCTCACGGCGTTGGCAGTCCACTGCGCACGCAGTTGCAATGAACTTGAGGACCGACATGAGAATCCAGTCGAGTCATGGTCGACGCCCCGTAATAGGGCTCGACGCACTTACGTACGCGCATAGCGTGTGGAGAGATCTCAACACACCTCGCTCCTTGTCCTGCCATCTTCTCGCGAAGTATGGTGAGTACAAGCAGCTAGTGTCGTTGGCGATTGACCCCGCGAACTATGTCGATGCACAGTCTTTCTTCTTAGACCACCAAAGTACCCAGTTGCTCAGCAAGTACCCTTACTTGCCGACTGGGATCAATACAAAAGTTGTGGCTAGGGAGAAATTCCACCAGGCGGAGTTAGCATGCCTAGAGACGAATGCACGCTTCCGGAAATCGTCAGTTCACCCTTTCGAGGGTGACGTCGAGCGTATCTTATATACAGCTAGACGGAAAATTGCTGAGATTCTCGGGGACGTGCCTGACCTCGAAGACATGGACTTTAACTTCGGTCCTGGTGCCGCGTACGGGGTACGGGGGGACACCTCCGTGTTCAATAAGGTTGCAGCTACCTTAGAGTGCACATACGCCTTCACTACTATCCTGTCTGATTTCCTTTCAGAATTTCCCGGGTGGATAAATACCGGGACGCATGACGTTAAGTTGTGTGAGGGTAGTGAACTTACTTTCGTTCCAAAGAACGCCAAGACTGACAGAGCCATCTGTATTGAGCCGCTTTTAAACGGCTTGTATCAGAAGGGTGTCGGGTCTTGGATACGCGACCGCTTGAAGAGGTTTGGCATTGATCTTCGTGATCAGCGGGTTAACGCCCGTCTTGCCAGCACAGCCCATTTGAGCGGATTAGCTACCGTGGACTTCGCGTCCGCTAGCGATACCATCGCGTATGCACTTGTCCTGGACCTCTTGCCTATTGATTGGTTTGAGTTCCTTGACGTTGCCCGCTGCCCTCGTTATGAGGATGACGACGGTTGGAAGAGCTTTCAGAAGTTTTCTTCCATGGGTAACGCGTACACTTTTGAGCTTGAGTCCCTCATCTTCTATGCATTAGCTTACGCGTGCATGCAGGAAGAGGGGGTCAGGCCTATGACAGGTGTCAATCTGTCGGTGTACGGGGATGATGTCATCATCCCGCAGGTGTGTTATGACCTTTTCGCAAGGGTCACTGGGGTTTGTGGATTCACAGTTAACAACGAGAAGTCCTTTAAAAACGGACTTTTCTATGAAAGCTGTGGCCATGACTACTTTAATGGAACGCTTGTCCGACCTTACCTCATTAAGGAGAAGTTAGATGGCCTCAAAACGTACTACGCGATTAACTCGCTCGCGCGGATTTCGCGGAGAATACCACCCGATCCAGCTCATAAGGCTGGGTCAAGGTATGCAATCCGCTCTGCGCTCAAAGCTTGCCACTCGCGTATCGTCAACTCGCTGCCCAGTCACTTTCGAGTGGCAGGGCCTGAGGGTTACGGTGACGGTCACCTAATCGCGAACACCGATGAATTTATCGGTGGTCATCCGCGGTTACACAAAGTCTTCGATGGCTTTGTATTCTCCACGTATACCGAAGTACCAGTGGTTCGCAAAATCGCAACGAAAGACGCGGTTGAGGGGGGCGAAAACCCTCTTCCATTTGGTAACAAGGGATATGCCCTGTACTTTGTTAGAGCACAGGTAGCACCTCCTCCAAGGGTGCTTTACGGGGTTAAGGAAATACCCAGGGCCGTTGATCACGGCGTAGGGTATGCTGTACGGGGTAAAACCCGCATCCAGAAAGTCGCGAGTCTCTGCTTTCACGAGCATTGGCCGAACATGACAACCTTGGATGGTTGGTATGACAGCTTAGGGCAAGCAAAAGAAGAGGCACTGCGTCTGGAAAACGCAGAGGTAACCGTCTAACGACGGATTTTCGCATAGCGATGGGCGCGTTTCGCGTTAAAC